GTGGCGGGCCGACAAGGATGGGGCGCGGGGCTGGGCATTGCTTCGGCGCCTGGCACTGCGGTCCGGTGCCTGCGTTGTCTGCGGGGTGTCGGCGATGATGTTGATGATTGCCGCTGGCATGTCGCTCTGGACAGCGGGCAGCCTGGGCAGCATCACCGCGATGGCAGGTGCCGATGTTGCGATTGGCCTCTACGAACGATGGGTGGCCAAGCGACTGGGTGTCACCGAGGCATCTGAGAGTGCCGGGTAGGGGGGCGGGGGAGGCGGTTTTCTGGGTCCTCCCCTTGGCCCGCCCCCTACACGGGTTACCGAACTCGCGGATTCCCTGCAGCTGAGTTTTTGGCAGGGATGTCCGTCTTTTCAAGGGGTTAGCGATGGGCAGAACAGTCAGCAAAGCCGAGTTGAGCGAGATCGTCGGCCGCGATGAACGCACGCTGACCCGTTGGCAGAACGACGGCATGCCGGTAATCGAGTTCGGACTGGGCCGGGGCAACGAAAATCAATACGACACCGAGGCGGTGATCCAGTGGCTGATGCAACAGGCCGCCCTCAACGGCAAAAAAGAATCCTCTCGTGACCGGCTCGACCGGGTCAGGGCCAATCGTGAAGAGCTGGCGCTGGCCAAGGATTTGGGCGAGGTCGTAATCGCGGCGGATCTGATCGGACGCTTCGAGGCAATGATCACGGCAGCCAAAGTCGAGCTGCTCAATTCATTTCCGGATGAGTTGGCGGAACAACTGTCGGCGCGCTACGGCGTTGAAGTTGACGAGCGCCTGATCGCCGACCCCATCGAAACCATCCTGAGGAGGCTGTCAGACTATGACAAGGATGATGCCCAGTCAGATGGAGATTCTGACGAACCGGACGATCCGGAGGGCCTTGAAAAAGACGGCGATTAACGCGCTGCGCGGCGCCTGCCGGAAGTGGGCGCCGCCGCCGCGCATGAGCATTATCGAATGGGCGGAAAAATACCGCTGGCTGGCGCCAGAAGAGTCAGCCCGCCCCGGCAAATATCGCTTCAACGTCACGCCTCACCTGACCTGGCCCGGCGGACCTCTGGAGGCGCTGGACGATCCGACGGTCACCGAGATCGTCGGCCGCAAATCGGCTCAGGTAGCCTGGACGTCGGGCGTTCTCGGTAACGCCCTGGGCAAGTGGATCGACATCGATCCGTCGCCGATACTGGTGCTGTTTCCCAAGGCCGAAGCCGCCAAGCAGTACGTGGGTGAGAAGCTCGAACCCATGATCGAGGCGACACCACGGCTTCGCAAGAAAGTCGATTTGCGCAGCCGCAAGTTGCAGCAGCGCCAAGACTTTAAGCGCTTCCCTGGCGGTTTCCTCAAGATGGTGGGCTCCAACAGCCCGGCCAGCGTGAAATCTACACCGGTACCGCGTGTAGCCATTGAGGAGCCCGATGACTGCAACCTCAACCTGCGCGGGCAGGGCGATAGCATCAAGCTCGCCAAGGAGCGTCTGAAAACCTTTCGCCGTTCCAAGATCATCATCGGCGGCACACCAACGATCAAAGGGCTGTCGGCGATTGATGCGGAGCTGGAGCTGTCGGACAAGCGCATCGGCTTGGTGACGTGTCACGAATGCGGCCAGGAACATGCGCTGAGCTTTGACAACCTTCACTGCGATGAAGACCCCGAGTATCACCACGAGGTCTACGGCAAAAAACGGCCGGAGAAGGCGTTCTATTCGTGCCCACATTGCGGCGCGATTTGGGACGACAACCAGAAGAACGCGAACCTCAAGCACGGGCGCTGGCAGGCCACGGCTGAGTTTCGCGGGATTGCCGGCTACATCCTCAATGAGCTGTACGCTACCTTTTGGGGGTCACGCTTTCAGGCGTTGATGGAGAAAAAGCTCCAGGCGGAACACGCAGCAGCGCAAGGCAACATCGGCCCGATGATTGCCTTTGTGAACAGCTCCAAGGGCGAAAGCTACGAGTACCAAAGCGACGCGCCCAAGACAGACGAACTGGAGAAGCGGGCCGAGCCATACGCCGAACTGACTGCGCCCAGGGGCGTGTTGTTGGTGACCGTGGGTGTGGACGTGCAAGGTGATCGTCTGGCGCTGATCATCACCGGATGGGGGCGCGGTGAAGAGTCCTGGCGGCTCTATTGGGGGGAGCTACACGGCAACCCAATCGACCCCCACGACAGCGTCTGGCAGGAGTTGGATCGGGTCATCGCTCAGCCAATCCCTACCGAGGGCGGCGCGCACCTCGCGGTGTCGGCGGTCAGCATTGACAGCTCGGACGGTAATACCAGCGATGCCGTTTACAGCTATGTCCGTGATCGGCAGCGCTTCAACATCATGGCGATCAAGGGCGCGTCGATTGACAGCCGCGACAAGGAAATTTTCACCAAGCCACCGCAGTCTGTGGACACCTCGCAGGACAACACCAAAGCGGCGAAATATGGCTTGCGGGTGCACATCGTTGGCACGCATAAGGCCAAGACGCTGATCGATGGCCGTCTGCGCTTGAAGGGTGTCGGACCGGGGCGCATGCACTGGTACAGCGAGATCCGTTCGGATTACTACGAACAGCTCACCAACGAAGTACTGGCGCCGCATGCGCGTAACCCCAGCAAGATGGTCTGGCAAAAAAAAGCCGGGCGCCGCAACGAAGCCCTGGACTGCGAGGTGTATGCCCTGCACGCCGCACGTAGCCTTAAAACGCATTTGCTACGTGACCACGAGTGGGACCAGTTGGAACAGCAACTGATGCAGCCAACGCTGTTCAACACCGAACAACCGGTCGCACCGGTACCGCGCCGAGTAGTCGCTCGTGGGCGGGGCACCCGCAGTCGAGCGGGCTATTAAGGAAATCAACCATGACTGACGCACAACAGCGCCTAGCTGAAGTTAGGGCGGCAATTTCTGACGTCCTGAAAAAAGGTCAGCGCCTGCGCCGGGCTGATCGTGAGGTACAACTGGCAGAGCTCAACAGCTTGCGCCTGCTGGAGAAACAATATGCCCAGGAAGTCGCCAACGAACAGGCGGCGCTCCGTGGTCGAGGCCGTAATCGCGTCTCGTACCTGGGGATCTGATCATGTGGCCATTCAGTAAGCGTGAAGGCCCGGCCGATTTGCTGATGCGCGAGGCCATTAAGATGGCCAGGGCTTCGGTGGACGGCCAGCAGATTGTTGCTCAGGGTGGTGGCGGCGGTGTTGAAACTCGCTGGCGAGGCGCTTCGCGCATGCTGCGCAGCATGGCCAGCTGGATCCCTGGCCTCGGTAGTCCGCGACGAGACTTCAATCAGAGCGAGCGGCGAATGCTGGTGGCCCGCTCAAGGGACGCCATGCGTAACCACCTGATAGCACGCGCTGCCATCACCCGGTTGCGCACCAACGTCGTAGGCACCGGGCTGGTGTGCCGCGCCCAGGTGGACCATGAGGCCCTGGGCCTTACCGAAGAGCAGGCAGACGAACTGAATGGCCGGTTGGACCGGCTTTGGTCGTTGTATGCCGATGATCCGAGGGAGTGTGATGCCGAAGCGACCCTCAATCATTACCAGTTACAAGCCCTGGTCTTGGTGTCGTCGCTGGTTGCCGGTGATGTGTTGGTGGCCAGCCCGGATCAGGAGCGGCCGGGCTGTGTCTTCAGCACGCGACTGCAGCTGATCGAGTCGGATCGGGTCGGCAATCCGAACGGCGGTATGGACCGGGTCAATTTGGTTGATGGCGTTGAGTTCGATTCGCTGGGAGCGCCCGTGGCCTATCACGTCTGCACCGGCTATCCCGGCGAGCATCTTGCCGGCAAGCCACTGAGCTGGGAGCGACTTACCGCGTTCGGTGAGGAGACAGGCCGACGGCGTGTGTTGCACGTCCTGGCAGACAAGGAACGTCCAGGTCAGAAGCGTGGGGCTCCCTACCTGGCGCCTGTGCTGGAGCCCCTGCAAAAGCTGGAGCGCTACAGCAGCGCGGAGCTTATGGCCGCTGTGATCTCCGCAATGTTCACGGTGTTCATCAAAAAGAGCTCTGATTTCCCAACCGGCAACCTGCCGATGACTGCGTTGGCGGACGAGCGCCCTGAAGGCGATGACACCACCGATGGCGAGCTGGCCCTCGGCGAGGGGGCCGTGATTGACCTCGGTGTTGGTGAGGAGCCAGTCGTAGCGAACCCAGGCCGACCCAATGCCCAGTTTGATCCCTTCTTCACCGCCGTGGTGAAAGAGATCGGCGCTGCCCTGGAGCTGCCACTTGAAGAGCTCTTGCTCCATTACAGCAGCAGCTACAGCGCGGCCCGCGCCGCCATGCTTCAGGCTTGGCGTTTCTACAGTTTGCGTCGGTGGTGGCTTGCCTGTGATTTCTGCCAGCCAAGCCGTGAGCTGATTATCGACGAAGCCGTGGCTAGGGGCTTGATTGACCTTCCGGGCTACGGCGACCCAGCCAAGCGCAAGGCCTACTGTCAGGCCATTTGGATCGGTCCGGCCCGTGGGGCGATTGATGAGCTGAAGGAAGCCAACGCGGCCGGTAAGCGCATCGAAATTGGCGTGAGCAACGAAACCCTCGAAACAGCGGCCATGACCGGCGAGCCCTGGCAGCAGGTGTTCCGTCAGCGTGTACGGGAAGTGGAGCAACGCCGCGCTAAAAACCTGCAGGCCCTGCCCAAGGGCGGGCTGGAGAACCCGCCCGACCCCAAATCCGAAGAGGACTGAATATGCCTCGAGCACTTGAGCTGGCTGCGTCGCAGCCCTGGCTAATGCTGCCTGACGCCCTGGATAACTTGCTGACCATCGCCGACCGCATGGGCGATCCGATGGCCCTGGCAACCCGGCGCGGCGAGCGGCTTGAAGATACCCGTAAAGTCACGATGCGAAACGGCGTGGCGGTGATTCCTATCACTGGGCCGATCTTTCGCTACGCAAACATGTTCACTGAAATCAGTGGCGCTACCAGCACTCAGGTCTTGGGCACGGACATCCAGCGAGCGCTTGACGATCCCAAAGTCCGTTCGATTGTGCTCAACATCGACAGCCCTGGCGGTGTCGCTTCCGGCATCAATGAACTGGCCGAGATGATATTCGCGGGTCGAGAGCGCAAGCAGATCGTGGCGTACATCGGTGGCATTGGGGCGAGCGCTGCGTACTGGATCGCCTCGGCAGCGCACGAGATCGTCATCGATGAAGCCAGTTTGGCCGGGAGCATCGGCGTTGTCGTTGAGGCTGTCGTTGAAAATGACGCTGCCAACGGTCGCAAACGCTATCAGATCGTTAGCAGCAACGCCCCGAACAAGCGGCCCGATCTCGCAACCGAAGAAGGGCGCGCCAAGATCGGTGAAACCGTGAATGCCCTCGGTGAAGTCTTCGTCAGCAAGGTGGCGCGAAACCTGAGCACCGACGCCGCCAAGGTCCCCGCAATGGGCGACTTCGGCGGATTACGTGTCGGAGCCGCCGCTGTTGAGTCGGGTCTGGCCCATCGGTTGGGCTCGCTTGAATCCCTCATCACCGAACTGGCCAAACCGGCCATCACTGTCCCAAGGAGAACCACCATGACCACCGTACATACCACGGCGGAGCTGCGTACTGCGCTGGCCGCCGGCACTGATCCGAACTCCATCGAAATTGCCCAGGCCCAGCAGCCCGACCTCGGCGCCATTCGAGCCGAAGGCGCCGCTGCAGAGCGTGATCGCATCAAGGGCATTAACGCCCTAGCCAGCAAAGGCTTCGAGAAGGAAATCGAAGCGGCTATCGATGCTGGCACCACGGTCGAGGCCACTGCCTTGCAATTGTTCAAGGCGGCTCAGGATCGCGGGATCTCCCTGTCTGCGATCAAGAGCGATGCGCAGGGCGTGACGGCTACAACCCCAAGCGGTGATGGCAAGCAGGGCGAACGCCAAGCAGCCGTCAGTGCAATCGTTGCGGGCGCTTCGCGCCGCTGACAGGAGACATTCATGAGCAATCCGGAACGTAAAATCTACCAGCCTAGCCATCTTTCTGCCGGTGACTTTCCTATCGCAATGGACACCGGCGTGATCGCCGCTGGCCAGACCCTCCTGCGGGGTTCGGTCTTGGGGCAGGTCGCCAGTTCGAAAGAGTTTGTGCTGTGCAAAGTCGCGGCTGAAGACGGCTCCCAGGTGCCTACGGCCATCCTCGACGAGGACGTAGACACCACGGGCGGGGCCAAGAGCGCGCCCATTCGTTTGACAGGCCAAGTGCTGGGCACCCAGCTCCACCTCGGTGAGGGCCTGACCTTGGCTGCGGCCAAAGCCGCCCTTCGACCTTTCTGCATTTTCATCCGCTGACCGGAGCATCTGATGACCGATATTTTTGACACCCTCACCATGCTCGAAGCCGTCGAGCAGATGAACACGCCTCGTCGCTTTCTGATGAACACTTTCTTCAACGGCGGCAACCCCGTTACCTTCGGCACCGAAGCGGTGACCATCGACATCATCAAGGGCCAACGCAAGATGGCCCCTTTCGTACACCCGTCGCTGCCCGGCAGTGTCTCGCTTCGTAACGGTTTCAGTTCCGAAACCTACAAGCCGCCCTACATCCAGCCCAAGCGCGAGACGCGGGCAGAACAAATCCTCAAGCGTGCTGCCGGGGATAACCCATTCTCCTCGCGGACTCCCCTGGAGCGAGCGGGCGAGCAATTGGGGCGCGACCTGATCGACCTGGACGACGAGATCACTCGCCGCGAAGAGTGGATGTGCGCTCAGGCGCTGAGCACTGGACGCGTTCGGGTGCTGGGCGATGGCGTCGACGACACCATCGATTTTCTGATGGATGACAGCCACAAGATCGTGTTGGGGGCCGGGCGTTGGAACACAGCAGACTCCGACCCCATTGCCAACTTGCGGCAGTGGAAGCGCCAGATTGCCAAGGATTCCGGGCGTACCGGCAACGTCGCTGTGCTCAGTGGCGAAGCCCAGGACGCTTTCCAGCGCAACGAGACAGTGTTGAAGCAGCTCAACTCTCGCCGGGTAGACATGGGCGTGATCAAGCCTGAAGAACTGCCGGACGGTGTGACCTATCTCGGCTATCTGAACGACCCTGGCATCGACCTGTACGTCTACGACGAGTGGTACCTGGACGATGAGGGTGACGAGCAGCAGATGGTACCTACCGGCGGCTTGATGCTGGGCTCGACCTCGACTCGAAACGCGATGCTGTATGGCGCGATTAAGGACATCGAGGCGATTGAAAGCGGCCTGGTCGAAGCCGCCCGTTTCCCTAAAAGCTGGGTGACTCAGGATCCAAGCGCACGGTGGTTGAAGCTGCAAAGCGCAGCCCTGGCTGGGATGCTGGAACCTAACGCCTTCGTCTTTGCAAAGGTGGTGTGAGATGGCCGCGAAAGTTGAATACGTTGTGATCGAAGGCTGTGTGCAGGACGGTGCCAAGCTGGTGCGAAAAGGCGAAGTGTACGTTCCGCCCAGCACTGAGATCCGGGATCTGTTGCTCGAAGAAGGCGTCATTGCCAAGCGCGGCAAGCTGGATTCTGGGTCCTCTACCTCGGATGACGGAGACAGCTGATGGCTTTCCGTGACCAGGTGGCAGCAATGGATGCGCAATTGCTGGATGTCCTGGGCGACGAGGCTCTGGTGGACGGTCGCGACTTACCGGTGCCGGGATTCTTCTCGGCGCCCTGGTTGCAACCAAAGGTGGGAAGGATCAATACCGGTATACGCGAGCCAGTGTTCGCTGTCCGTATTGTTGATGCCCACCTCATTTCGGATGGCCAGCTAATCACTGTCCAGCTGATGCCAGAAGACGGCGGCGGGCGTTATGTCATCGTCAAACGTGAGCCGGATGGCACCGGTTGGGTCAACTTGATTCTTCGGGAGGTGCGATGAGCGTCGGCAGTCATGTCAAATACTCAGCCAGCTCCGGTCTGTTCACGCTGCAACTGGCTCAAGCCGATAAGGATGCGTTCTCCGACTTCGCCGCTCTCGTTCCACAAGCCGTCCGTGCAGCTCAACGGCGAGCTCTGAATAAGACGCTGCGTTGGTTGCGCACTCACATTGCGCGAGCGGTAGGCCGGCAAGCTCGAATCGCCATCGCCGCTGTGCGTCAGCGACTAAAGGCTTACCCAGTCAACTCCAACGAGCAAGCCAAGTTGTGGTTTGGCATCAATCCCATTGAGGCCAGTCGTGCAGGTCGGGTACGGCAGGGCCGCTCTGGCGTCTCTGTCGCGGGTCGCAAGTATCAGGGGGCGTTCTACAAGACCGTTTATGGCAGCGAGCCTGACATCTGGATTCGTACCGCCAGTAAGCACTTCAGAGCAAGCGACTATCCCGACAGTGACGTGTCTGGCGGCGGTGGGCCAAGTTCGGGTTGGATTGCCGAAAACGGCAGCCGCTATCCGCTGGCCAAAGCCAAAATATCTCTTGATGACGTGCGACCTCACTTTGAGGAATGGTCGCGTCGTGCGCATCAGCGACTGCTTGAGATCCTGGAGCAGGAGATGAATTTCGAGCTGCAAAAATACTTGAGGAAATCAGCCCATGTCTGATCCCATCATTCCTCTCGACCATCTTTACTCAGCCATCGAAGAACAGATCGCCCAGGCTATCCCCGGCTTGGCATACATCTGCACCATGCCTGACATGTTGCAGCACGTACCCATTCCCGCTGTGGTGCTCGAACTGGTCGAGCTGGAGCCCGGTAGGGACCTCGGCACTGGCGAAGTCGGTGTCGAGGCGCGATTCGAAGCACGCATCATTGTCGGCAGCGATCATGAGCACTGCCAGCAGGTAGCGGCTTTCATCGCAGCTCAGTTGATTATTTTGCTGCGCATGCAGACATGGGGGTTGGCGGTCGAGCCGGCAGAGTTCGTCCAGGCATCACAGGACTGGACCCGGCCGGAGCTCGATAGCTATGCGGTATGGGTAGTCGAATGGACACAAGGCATCTACTTGGGGCAGGAAGAATGGCCCTGGCCCAACCAGCCTCCCGGTTCCTTGCTCTGGGGTTTCGGCTCTGAAACTGGGCTTGGAAGCGAAGGCAGCTACCTGCCTCCTGAGGAGATGGCATGACCTACGCAAGCGCACAGCATGACCGCATGCTGGCCGGTCTTATCATCCCCTGTAGCGTGGTTGGGGTGGATTTGGCCGCCGGCATGGTTCGCGTTTCTGACGGAGGGGAGTGGACCAGCGCCTGGGTGCGCTGGCATAGCATCGCCGCCGGCAAGGCCCGCCACTGGCGCTCGCCCAGCCTGGGTGAACAGGGCGTGCTGATCAGCCCGAGCGGCGAGCCAGCGCAGGGCACGTTTGTGCCTGGGTTGTATGGCAACGCCGGAGGCCAGCCAGATAACCGTGATCACGTCGAGGTGTGGCGCTTCGATGACGGTGGCTCGCTGGTCTACGACTGGAAGGCCAGCGCCTACACAATCGCCGTGCCGAGCGGCAGCGTGACCATCAAGGTCGGTGGCACCGAAGTGGTCGTAACGGAGAGCGCGATCAACGTCACGGCGGGTGATATCAACCTGACCGGAAATGTGGCGGTCAATGGCAAGTTACGGGTCACCGGTGACATCAACGGCGGCGGCAAAATCATCGACACCGCTGGCAACACACCGAACCACAAACACTGAGCCTGACATCAACTTACAGCCCGCCGCGTGCGGGCTTCTTCGTTCATGGAGCGTCGATATGAGCAAAGCAAAAACAGAGACGGAGCGGCCGACCGCCGATGCGGTGCTGCCGGAGCCCGCCCAACCTGAGCCGCTGACCACCATCGGACCGGCGCGAGTATTTCGCGACACGCGATTCACCTCGCGCACGCTGATCATGCCCGACGGCCAGCCCGTGCCGGTGATCGCCGGTCAGGTGACAGCTTGCGGCGATGAGCAATACGCCTTCCTGAAAGCCCACCCGGATCTGCAACCGCTGACAGAGTAAACACCATGATCGGAATGGACCGTCGCACGGGGCAGCCGCTGTCAGGTTCGGCGCATCTGCGGCAGTCCGTGGAAGACATTCTCAGCACGCCGGTCGGCAGCCGTCGCATGCGGCCGGAATACGGCAGTCATCTGCGCCGATATGTCGACCTGCCGGTGAATGAGGGCTGGAAAAGCGCGGTGCAGGCTGAAGTCGCCCGCGCCCTGGGGCGTTGGGAGCCCCGCTTGAAGTTGGAACGCGTGCGGGTCACCGCTGTGATGGATGGCCACATCATCCTGCAGCTGACGGGCGCCTATATTGGCAACGGCGTAGTGCTGGAGGTGAACGTATGAGCACTGTCGACCTTTCGGCGCTCCCGGCGCCGCAAGTGTTGGAAAGCCTGGACTTTGAGGAAATGTATCAGGGGCAGTTGTCGACTTTTCGAGAGTACATGGGTGACAACTGGACCGCCTTATTGGAGAGCGATCCGGTGACCAAGCTGCTGGAACTGGGCGCCTATCGACGTATGCAAAACCGAGCCAGGGTCAACGACGCGGCCAAGGCGCTGTTTCTGGCTCATGCCACGGGTGCGGACCTGGAGCAGTTGGCCGCCAACGTGAACCTGCAGCGTTTGGTCATCCAGGCTGAAGAATCAACCGCCGTTCCCCCGGTGCCGGCGGTTCTGGAAAGTTACGACGCACTGCGCGAGCGTATCCAGTTGAGGTATGAGGGGCTGACTACGGCCGGGCCTCGAAACAGCTACATCCTGCATGCCCGCAATGCCTCCGGTTTGGTAGCGGATGCCACGGCCGAAAGCCCGGCTCCGGCCGAGGTGGTAGTGACCGTGTTGTCGCTTGAAGGCGATGGCACGGCCAGCCCAGAGTTGTTGGCCGAGGTCGACACTTACCTCAACGATGATGACCGGCGCCCAGTTGCTGACCGGCTGACGGTTCAGGGCGCCGAGATCCTGCCTTATCGAATCGACGCCATCGTGCACATGGCCGGCAGCGGTCCTGAAACCGAAGCGGCGCTTGCCGAGTGCAGGGCGCGCTTGCAAGCCTGGATCAATCCACGGCGTCGTTTGGGGGTAGAGGTAGCCCGTTCGGCCATTGATGCGCAGGTCCATGTCAGCGGCGTGGCTCGCGTCGAGATCCCAGGGTGGGAAGACATCCGGCCAACCAAGGCGCAAGCGGCATGGTGCTCAGGCTTTTCCGTTACGCGGGGTGGCTGATGAAAAGTCTGCTTCCTCTCAACAGCACCCAGCTTGAACGGGCTATCGAAGCGGCCATCGACGAAACCACCGACGTGCCGCTCAGAGCTTTATACAACCCGGACACCTGCCCGGCGCACCTGCTTTACCAGTTGGCCTGGGCATGGTCAGTGGATCGTTGGGACGAGGCGTGGCCCGAGGAGGTCAAGCGCTCGGTGATCCGTTCTTCGTTCTACGTCCATGCGCATAAGGGCACCATCGGCGCCCTGCGGCGGGTGGTGGAGCCGTTTGGTTACCTCATTGAGGTGGTCGAGTGGTTCAAGACCGAACCCATGGGCGTGCCAGGGACGTTCGCTTTGAAGATCGGCGTTTCCGACGAAGGTATCAGCGAGGAAACCTATCAAGAACTGACGTGGCTGATCGACGACGCCCGGCCGGTCAGTCGACACCTATCCGGCCTGGACATCGTTTTAGAGGCTCGCCTCGACGCCTTCGTGGGGTTCGCCGTTTATGACGGGGATGAGATCGATGTTTACCCCTGGAGCAATCCCGATATTGATGTCGAGGTGCAGGGTTACGGCGGCGTCGGCCATTACATAATCGATGAATTGGATACCTACCCTTATGGTTGATAAGAACACCATTTTTGGCGGCATGCTGACCACGTTAGGTGCCAACAAAAAAACCAACTGCGATGCCCTGGGTATTCCCTGGGAACCCAGATACATGCTGATCGGGGATGCGAACGGCACTGACCCGGTGCCAAGTCCCTCGCAAACCAGACTGATCAATCAGGTCTATAAAGCCCAGCTCAATCAGCTCCGAGTATCGGAGCAGGACGCCAATGTTCTGATTGCGGAGTTAGTGCTTCCGCCGGACGTAGGCGGTTGGTGGATCCGCGAACTGGCCCTGGAAGACAAAGACGGCGTCTTCTGTGCCGTCTCTAACGTGGCGCCCAGTTACAAGCCGCTGCTCGAACAGAACTCCGCTCGCAATCAGGTGGTGCGGATGCACATCATCACCAACGGGACTTCGAATATTCAATTGAAGATCGATCCGTCGGTGGTGCTGGCGACGCGGCAGTACGTTGATGACTCGATAAAGAACGTGCTGCCAGCGAACAAGACACCTGGTGAATACACGAGGGTCAAGGTCAACAATCGAGGGGTTGTAACTTCTGGCGATAATCCGGACACGTTGGCCGGACTCGGGATCAGAGACAGTTACACCAAGACCGAAATTGAAGCGATGATCGCGCAGGCTTCGGCTTTGCCGGTGGGTGCGACAGTAGCGTTTCCGCTGGACAAGGTCGCCCCTGGTTTTTTGGAACTGGACGGTAGCGTAAAGAGTATTGCTGTTTATCCCGATCTGGCGGCGTTCCTTGGGACGGCCTTCAACAAGGGCGATGAGGGCGCTGGCAATTTCCGCTTGCCGGAATCTCGCGGTGAGTTTCTGCGTGGTTGGGATCACGGTCGCGGCGTAGACCCGGATCGTGTTGTTGGTAGCTCTCAAATCGACGCACTGCGTGATCACTATCACGCTGTTCTTTCGTCCGAGGTTGGTTCTGTTGCGGCGCCGGTAAGCGGCAACGTCGTCGGGAGCGCTACCAACAATCTAAACGCAACGTACAGAGCTGCCGGCACGAGTGTTTTGCCAGCAACTACTACTTCCCAAGTCCAGGGGCCGGTAGCGGCCAGATTCGGTCCGGAAACCCGTCCACGCAACTTGGCGGTCATGTGGTGTATCAAGGCCTGGAACGCGCCAATCAATCAGGGAAACATCGACATTGCTGCGCTCGCGGCGCTGGCGACTCAGGCCACTGAAATAAAGCTGGGCACAGCCAAGATCGCGACGCAAGCTCAGGCGGATGCAGGCGAGGATGACGGCACTATCGTCACCCCGAAAAAAATGCGTTGGGGTTTCACGTTCTCCAAAACCGTCAATGGCTACTTCGTGTTTCCGACGTGGCTCGGTGGTCTGATTATTCAGTGGGGCACGACGACAACTTCGCCAAGTGCGGATTTGGCTATCTCCTTTCCGCTTAACTTTCCCACTCGCCTTGTGGCGATCAATGGGACGTCCTACATCGGCGGCGGTCCGTCGCGAGACACCTGTATCATGCTTCGAACTGACGGGGTTGGGAAAACTGGCTTTAGTGCCGGAGCCTATCTTTCAGGCACTCGGGTCGCTGAAGCTTTTTATTGGGTTGCTTTTGGCTGGTAAGCCGGGGGATATCGTGGGTACTAAATTTATCCATTTTGACGAAGCTGGGAATCTCATTGGCCGCTTCGATTCGGCGGTGCATGGCGCATCGATTCCGGCGGATGCGGTTGAGGTTGGCGATGAGCTTTTTGTCAGAACCTTCAACGAAACCGATGGGCTTTGGCGTCTGGTTGATGGCGAAGTGGTCAAGGGTCCGCTAGCCGAATGGGTGCCGGATTATGGGCAGATGGTGGCTGTCGAGCGCTACAAGCGTGAGGCGACCGGCGTAAATGTAGATGGTCTGCAAATCGAAACGACCCGCGACAGCCAGGCGCTGATTGCCAGTACCGGATTGTCCGCCGTCCTCGATCCAGAATACCGCTGCAATTTCAAGGCGGTCGGCGGGTTTGTCGAGATCGGTTCGGCGCAAATCATCGCGATCGCCAAGGCGGTGCGGGCACACGTTCAAGCCTGCTTTGACCGCGAGCTGACGCTGCTGCGCGCGATCGAGGCAGGCGAATACCGCGATGAAATGCTGACCGAGGGCTGGCCTGATTCGGCCGCATCCAGAGGGCCGGATCCGGGCCCGACAGAACCCACTTAAACGCCCCGCACTGACGGGGCGTTTTCTTTTCCGCTTCATCACAAACAAAGGCCTCGCACTGCGGGGCTTTTCCGTATCTGGAGAATCTATGAGCTTCTTTCATGGCGTGACCGTCACGAACGTTGATACCGGCGCTCGTGTCATTGCGTTGCCGTCGTCCTCGATTATCGGACTGGTCGACACCTTCGTGCCGGCGCCGGCCTACAGCGCACAGCCGAATGACCTGGTGATGATCACCAATGAGCGCGAAGCGGTGGCCGCCTTCGGTCCTGACTCGGCAATGACCAAAGCCTGCCAGGCCATCTACACGCGAGCC